CCCAAAGACATCACTGACGCGAAGACGATCCTCGACATCCTTCCGATACGCAGGATCGGCCTTGTAACGAGGATCGCGCATGGCCGCAGTGAGTTCAGCCAGCGAACGGAAAGCGTTGGTACCAGATGCAGCCATGCCGCCTTGGATCAGCCGAGGACTGCCGGCAGCAGACGAATAGCGAGCGTGGAGTCCACGGACAGCCATCATCACCGAAGCCTGATTGCCGGATTCAATGATGTTGTCGAAAGCCTCGACCTCATCAGGAGACAGGTTCTCAGCTGCCCACTCGGTCATCTTCTGGTAACTCTCCTGACCACCAACGGCGGAAAACACAGAGTTGACCTGAGCGTCAGCCAAAGCCTTCTGACCCTCGACATAGGCATCCACGAGTTCACGAGGGATTCCCTTGCCTTCAAGAGCCTTGTAACTCTTGTCAGACAGGGCTCCAGTCTCGGCAAACTCACGCGACATCGGAGCAAGATCTTCGACGCTCAGGTTTGCGGCCTGAACCGCCTTGGAAAGTTGATCTTGACTCTGATTCGCCTGCGTGAAACGACCTTCAAGCTCGGAGTACGCCTTAGCGAGATCCTCAGCAGACTTGAACTTCTCGGGAAGCCATGCAGGACGGTCAGCGTTGGGCGTGGCAGCCTGCGGAACGGGAGCGTCCACGGGATTAGCCAACTGTGCTCCATTGACGGGGGCCTCCTGGGTAGGTGCCATCGGCGGGGCGGGGTTGCTACGAATCTCGATCCGATCCATGGATGCTCCTTATTGCTGGGCCTGAACGGCGTTCTGGACTCCCTGCATCATAGCACGGGAAGCCGAGGACGAAACCGCCGGCATGGACTGCTGAAGCATTGATTGGTATGCAGCCTGTTGGGCTTCAGCCTGCAACTGCTCCTCGCTCTTGACCAATCCATTGGTCTCGATTCCAAGGGCAGCCGCTCGTCGCGTGAGGTACTCACGGACATCGACATACTGCTGAATGACCTGAGGTCCCAAGACCTGACCAATGCCGGCCAGGTAGACATCAAGTCGATTCAGGTCGTTACCTCGGCCAAGGGCCTCGATGCCGGTGATGATGGCCGGTGTAACGTACTTCTTCGGGATCTTGGGCAGACGACGCTCGCGCTCCATCTGCTCCATGATCTTGTTGACCAAGGGAAGCTGGAATTCAAGCGACAGCAGGCTGTAGATGCCTCCGAGTTGACGCTCGATGCTCTGGGTCACAAGGCGAACCTCTTCGGCAGTCACTCGCTCCGCATTACGGATGCTGGCCTCGGTGAGCAGGAACGCATACGACAGTCGCTCAGACAGGGCATTGATCGTCTGAAGGGCCGTGGAGAAGTCGGCCTGCTTGCCGGTCTGAAGAACCGAGACATCCGCAGCCGATCCCTCACGAATCGCTCCGTTCGGAGCCTTGGCAAGCGTGGATGCCCTGGTCGATCCATTGGGGTTCACCAGGAACAGCACCTTGGACGCAGCCGCGGCACCCTCGACAATGACTTGAGTCAGAGCCTCGAGCGACTTGAGGTCACCAAGGTACTGCTCAACGTAACCGCGGCCATAGTCCTCGCCATCCACACGGACCATTCGGAGAGCAAGGAACGGAGACTTGTTCTCATCGAAGGTTCCATAGGTACCCGGGATGACCGTGTCCTTGATCTCCTGCCACATCTCCACCTTGCCATCTCCAACAGAATGGATGCAGGTATAGAGCTCAACATCGGTGTTTCCGGCATCCTGGTGCTGAGAGGCAATCATGCGCGCCTCTTCGGGCAGCATCGAAATGGACACGGATTCCTTGAGGATCGCCTTGCGAACCTTGCCCATGGGGCAACGCTTGACGACATAACGATCCATTCGGATCACCCGCATCGGGCCGCCATCGACCGGGAAATACAGGCCGACGTTGCCACAGATGATCAGGTGCTTCAGAGCCTCGAAGACGCCGACACGAACGGCCTGAACTTCGATCTCACGCATGACAAGTCGCTCGCGCTCAGACATGGCACGTTCGATCTCGCCCTTGATTCGAGGGTCCACTCCTTGAAGCTTGCGGATTGCCGCATCATCCACCACGAGCCTGAAGAAAGGCGAATTGGGTGGCAGGAGCGAAAGTAGGAGGGCCGAGGAGAGATTGTTCACTCCACGGGCACCCACGGATTGATATGGCGTTGGAAAACGCTTGTCCGTGGTGGACCCCTCGTCTGGCATGACGGTCGGGATTGTCACACGAGAGCAATCCCGAGCCCTCATCAGATACGGATGCCGCAGGGACTCCAGTTTGGAGTAAGAACTGCGGGCTGGATCTTCGTACATTTCAGAAGGTACCCAGCGAAGACGCAATGGTCAGGCTCTTGCGAGCGCGGCGAGTCACGCTGCCGGCCATGCCCTGATCAGCCGCCGGAGCAGCCTGGGTCTGCTGCTTGATGTCAGACTGAGTCGGCATCGGAGCCGGAGGAGGAAGCTCAATTTTGGCCGGCGGAGGAGGCGGGGGAGACTTGGGCGCGCTAAAAAGACCGGGGAGACACATTCAGGATTCCTCTCTATTCAGGATGTTCTCGTTTTGACGGGCAAACTGCTCATTCAGGAACTTGACGACTTTCCGCTGCCCAACGCGGATCCAAATTTCACGGTCGTCCCATGCTGGATCCGGAGTTTGCTCTGGAAAACGCACATTCAGCTCCTTGATCAGCGACTCAGAAATCAAGGGAAACGGTTTATCAAGGTTCCTATTACTCAACGATATGTCTCCTCGTCGTGGCCCCTGGCGATCAATAGACGCCTCAGTTTATCTAAGGCGGTAGACGCTATTGCCCTTGCAGACGCTGCATCCAGGTTTTCCCCGGTCCTCTTGTTGTAGATCTCCACAACCTCATTCCAACCCAACAGAGGCTTCATCACCCACTTCTGCTTTGGATTGGGTGTAGGCAAGGAAAAGGATGGCGTAATTGATGATGTCTTGGATGGTGTCATTGAGTTTCTCGTCGGCAACCTGGAAAGTACCGGTATCGCAGAAGGTGGAAAGACGGCTCATCTTGTCGGTAAGCCGAACAAGGAATCCACGCTCGGTGGTGCAGATTCCCATGTTCTCGCAACGAGTGAAGTTGAGGAATGGGTTGTAACCCGAGGCTCCGCCGCTGTAATCGGCGTTCTTCTTCTTCATCAACTCATAAGCGTCTCCACAAATCTTCTTGTGCAATTCAAGCAGTCTGTCGCGATTCATTGGTTGACGGGCTCCAAAGTCTGACCTTTTTGCTCTTGATTGAGTAGTCCCCTTTACGAAGGATGCGGGCCACTCGAGCTTGTTTAAGTGCTTCTGACTCATTTAGTCCTGCTTTCGTATAGGCGTCTACGACGGTTTGCCACGATGCACCGTACTCATCCAACAGTTTAGCAGCAGTCTTGGCCCCGATTCCCGGGCATCCGGGGTATCCATCGGAGGCGTCCCCAACAAGCGTCTGATACAGGTGATTCCAGTTGGCCTCAGCCACATCAATCACCTTGTCAGATCCGTCGTTTGGGTTATACAGCCGGCACGGGATGGTCTTCAGATCCTTATCAGCTGAGACCACCACAAGCGGATCTCGGATGCCCGGATACGCACCAGTAGCAAGCAGACCAAGGACATCGTCTGCCTCCAAGGTTGGAGCCTCATAGACACGGTAGGCCACCCTGACATACTCCTTGAGAGCCTTGTAGATCACCGGCTTCCTGGTTCCCTTTCGGTGTGCCTTGTAGGACGGGATGACGTTAAGACGCCAATTGTTCTCTGAGGTCAGAGCGAAGATACAACGACCGGCGTTGAACTTCTCCATGACATTCTTGACCCAGTAATCCAACCGTTGCTTGGCCTCAGAAGCGTCGGCATGGAGAGTCCATAGATCATCACCCCAGTCAAACGGCTCTTCAACAGCCGCGGAGTGTTGATACAGAACGATGTCTCCGTCAATCAGCAGCGTCATCATTGATGGTCTTCTCCGCGGCTTGCATGGCCATACCCATGAGACCCAACACACCGTGGTGTGAGCCCTGGAGGAACATGACATAGTCCGAAATGGTGTTGGTCTTCTCTTGGTATCCAACAAAGATCGCATCATCGAATCGCCTTCGCAACTCGTTGATCAGGTCCTTGGTTTGGTAGAACTCGAGTGGTTGATTTGAATTACTCATAGTTGATCCTCTTGAGGTCAGAGAGTTCTTGAGAAAGCACCCTGAAAGACTCGCTGCCCCTGGGCAGGTCAAACATCGTGATCAGCGCCTCGGCTTGAAGTTTCTTCTCCCTGAGGAACGGAAGAACAGCCCTGCAAAGCCTGATGGCATTTGAACCGCTTACACGATATCGATACGAAGTCCGTGTCCGGCCCTCTCCGCGGGCCTTCAACCCAACAGCTCCGTTGAACGAGTCCTTGAACAACATCAAGGTATGCGGGTATGTGTTTGACACCTCAACTTCAGGGCTGTTCTTGTACATGAAACATCCCTCACCATCGAGGTATCCGGCAAAGTACGCCAACTCAATATCAGTGAGTTTCTGCCCAGTTACGCCCGACTCGATATTCACCGTCAAGCGGGCATCGGAACTTGAAGACCTGACCGGCCTTGCGAATCGCTTCAACAGTGAGTTGTCCAATTTGTTCTGCATTGTCTTCCTTAACAATGAACTGAATTTCGTCGTGAACGTGAGCGACCTGATGAGCCTCAATCTTGGCCTTGTTGAATGCCCTCCACGCGAGGACGGTCGCCTGCTTCACCAGGATGGCTCCTGCTGACTGAAGCAGAGTGTTGAGCGCCGAGTGCTTGGATCGGACCTTCAACTTTCGTCCGTCAAGCCCAACGAG